TGATCGCGTCGAAAATCAGGGCGTCGAGGTTCGCGTAGTCGCCGGCGGCGCCGTAAGTCACCTTGCCGGCAACCTTCGCGCCCTCGTCGAAAACGTGGCTCGGCTTGTCGGTGCGGATATGCTGCAGCCAACCGATATTGACGTCTTGGCCGAGCGGGTGAGCCGCGCGATCAGTCGTCGCGGCGGCCGAGGTGCCGTTGAAGCCGACGCGAATCTTGTCGAGCGCCTGGGCCTGCACAATCGCGTCGCGAATGCGCGTCTCGAAGTCGGGGAACTTGGCCCACATATCGAGCTTGCCGTAGCTCAAATGCGTGTCGAAATTCGTCTGCTTGCAGGCATAGCCGGTGTTGTCGATCGAGGTCGGGTCGACGGTCTGACGAGTGCCGTTGCCCGAGGTGTCGGTGCGGCTCGCGATCAGGCCGGAAACGCCCAGGCCGAGCTTTTCGCCGATCATTTCGTCGACCGGAACCATGTTGATCGTCGAGAGGAAGGCGCTCGATTCCTGCACCTTAGTCTCGAGCGTCTGCTGCACGCTCGGCGCGGCGGTGAATTTCTTGCCGCCCTCGACGAGAGAGGCGTCGACGCCGTTCAGCTCGGCGATCGTGCCGAGGTAGGTCGAGAAGAGAAGGCGGGTTTCGTTACGCATTGGAGTCGATTCCTTGTGGCGAGGGGCGGGGCGGGGCTGGCGTTAACAGTCGGTGCGCACGCGATTGCTCGCGCCGGTCGCGAGCGGGCGACGGGTGAAGCCTTCGGGCGTGGAGTCGATTTGGGCGGCGAGCTCGTCGACGCGGGCGGGCAGGCCGGCGAGCGGCTCGAGGCTTGCCGCGAGCTGCCCGAGCGTCTCGGCGAGGCCCGAGAGGTTGTCATTGGCCGGTGCCGCCGGCGGCGGCGCCTGGGCCGGCTCGACGACGGGCTCGACAACCGGCTCGACGACGGGCTCGACGACGGGCTCGACGACGGGCGCCGGCTCGGTGCCCTTGCCGGTGAAGCGAGCGACGAGGCCGGCGAACGTCTCGATCAGGCCGCGAACGATCGCAACGTCGTCGCCGGAGGGCGCCGGCGCCTCGGGCTCGAGCTCGAGCTCGACAGCATCGGCGGCGGTGAACAGGTTGGCGGCGTCTTGCTTGCGGCCCGCGAGCGGGCTGTTGTCGCCCTGGGCGGCCGCGAAGGTGAGCATTTCGGTGCCGAGGCTCGCCGGCGAGTCGGTGAAGGCGAGGCCGACGAGATAGGCGCGGCCCTTGCCGGCGAAGTCCGGCGCAATCTCGCAAGAGCTGAAGAGCTTTTGCTTCGCCTTGCGCAGCGCGACGAGGGAATCGGTGGCGTCGACTTGCGCCAGTAGAGCGAGGCGGGTTTCCTTCTTTCCGCCAACCTCGAGCTCGACGTCGGCCGTCTGCAGCGCGAGCACGTCGCCGTAAGCGTTGAAAGGCGGCTCGGGGCTGAAGCCGCGGATATGCTCGAGGTTGATGCGGGCCGAGTAAGTCTCGGGGTTGTAGTCGGCGGCCATTTGCTCGAGCCAAGTGCGCTCGATAACGCGGCCGTCAGTCGTGCCCCCCTCGACTGCGATGCGGAAAAACTTGCTCTTCGCCATTGCAACGGGCTCCGTTTCACTCGTTCCCGCGGGAATTCCCGCGACTTGTGTCAGCCCCAAAGCACGCGAGCGCGAGGCGCGGGGCAATGCGGGCCTGTTGTAAAGGGCGAGGTTACAACAGCAGGCGAGCGTCGCGGGGCAGGCACAAAGGCAAGGTGCTCTGACTATGCGCGAGCATCCGTCTTTCTTGCCCTGGTATGCCGACGTTCGTCGGGAAGCCCGCTCGCTCTTTTGGCGCGGGTGGGGCGTCACTCAAATCGCCGAGGAATTCGCCGAGCGCGGGGTGACGATCGACGGCAAGGGCGTCGCGCGATCGACGATTGAAAGCTGGAAACAGCGCGAGCGTTGGGCCGAGGCGCCGCCGATCAGGGCGGCCGAGGAGTCGGTGCTTGTCCGGTTTCAGCAGCTCGTCGCCAAAGAGAATAAGACGGGCAGCGATTTCAAAGAGATTGATTTGCTCGGGCGCCAGGTCGAGCGGCTCGAGCGGTGCCGGCGTTATCGTCAGTCGGGCAACGAGGCCGATCTAAACCCCAACGTCGAGGCGCGGAACGCGGGGCCGAAAAAGGCCAAGCGGGCGAACCTCATAACCCGCGAAATGGCCGATCAGCTTCGCGCCTCATTCGAGGCCGAATGCTTCGCCTATCAGCTTACTTGGTGGCGGAACGCCGATCAGCGCACGCGCTTCATTCTGAAGAGCCGACAAATCGGTGCGACGTGGTATTTCGCCCGCGAGGCCTTGATCGACGCGCTCGAGACGGGCCGCAATCAAATCTTTCTGTCAGCCTCTCGCCGGCAGGCCGAGATTTTCCGCAAGTATATCATTGAATTCGTCTTTCGAGTGACGGGCGTTCAATTGAAGGGCGAGCACGTCCTGATTGATCGCGGCGACGACGAGGAAGGCAAGCCGCTCGAGCGGCCGACGCTGTTCTTTCTCGGCGCCAATTATCGCACCGCCCAGGGCGAGCACGGTAACTTTTACTATGACGAGTGTTTTTGGGCCCAGGATTTCGACAACCTCGACGACGTTGCCTCGGGCATGGCGTCGCAAAAGCGTTATCGCGAAACCTATTTTTCGACGCCGAGCTCGGTTGCCCATCCGGCCTATAAAAAATGGACGGGCGAAAAATTCAACGACGGCCGATCGAAAGCCGATCGCGTCAAGGTCGAGCTCGACGAGGAAGTGCTGCGCGGCGGCGAGCGCGGCGGCGACGGGATTTGGCGGCACAAGGTAACGATCGAGGATGCGGCCGCCGGCGGCTGCGATCTGTTCGATATTGACGAGCTGCGGCGGCGCAAGTCGCCCGACGTTTTCAACAATCTCTATATGTGCGAATTCGTCGACGACAGCGCCTCGGCGTTCCCGTTCGCACTAATGCAACGGTGTCAGGTCGACAGCCTCGAGGCCTGGGCCGACGTCAATCAATATGCGCTGCGCCCCTACGCCGGCGAGGTCGCAATCGGTTATGATCCGCAAGAGAGTGCTGACGGCGACGACGCGGCGCTCGTCGTCGTCGCGACGCCGCAAAAGGCGAAGGGCCCGTTTCGAGTGCTCGAGAAACTGCGCCTGCGCGGCGGATTCGAGACGCAAGCCGACGCGATTTTTCGGATGATGCAAAAATATCGCGTCGTCGACATTGGAATCGACACAACCGGCGTCGGCGCGGCCGTTTATCAGCTCGTCGTCAAGAGGTTCCCGACGACTCGCGCAATCCGTTACTCGGCCGAGCTGAAGGCGATGATGGTCTATAAGGCGAAGGCCGTGATCGCTGCGGGCCGCCTGCAATTCGACGCCGGCGCGGCCGACATTATCGCGAGCTTTATGTCGATCAGGCCGCAAGCAACGGCCTCGGGCCGGCTCGTCACCTATGTCGCGAGCCGATCGGGCGCGACGGGGCACGCCGACGTCGCTTGGTCAATAATGCACGTCCTTCACGCCGAGCCGCTCGCGGGCGAGCTCGGCGACAACAAAGCCAGTGTGGAGAGTTTCTAATGACGACGGAATCGACTGCTCTAACCGTTCCCGCCCAGGCCCAAACGATCGAGGCGCGCTCGAGCGGGCCGGCGATCGAGGCCTTCACCTTTGGCGATGCCGTCGGCGTGCTCGATCGGCGCGACGTGCTGCAGTATCTCGAAAGCTGGACTAACGGCCGCTGGTATGCGCCGCCGGTTTCAATGTGCGGCCTCACTCGGGCGCTCGACGTGCCAGGGCCGCACTCGAGCTGCATTCGGCTCAAAGTGAACCTGCTCGCCGGCGCTTTTGAGCCGACGAAACTGTTGTCGCGCGAGAATTTCAGGAAATTCGCGCTCGACTATCTGACGACGGGCAACGCTTATCTCGAGCGCCGTGACAGCCTGGGCGGCAAGCCGATCGAGCTGCAGCACTCGCTCGCCCGCTACACTCGCCGCGGCGTCGAGGAAGGCCGTTATTTTTTCATCGGCAACCCGCGCGACGAGCACGAATTTAAGCGCGGCTCGGTTTTTCACCTGCTGCTCGAGCACCCAACGCAAGAGCTCTACGGCCTGCCCGAATATCTCGGCGCCCTGCAGTCGGCCTTGCTCGGCGAGGCCGCGACGGTGTTCCGCCGGCGCTACTATTTGAACGGCAGTCACGCCGGCTTCATTTTTTACCTTAACGAGCCGACGATCGACAACAAAGACGCCGAGGCAATCCGGCAGTCGCTCAAGGAATCGAAAGGCGTCGGCAATTTCCGCAACCTGTTCGTTCATGCCCCAGGCGGCAAAAAAGACGGCGTGCAAATCATTCCGATCAGCGAGGTTGCTGCGAAGGATGAATTCGCGGGAATTAAGAATATCAGCCGCGACGACGTGCCCGCCGCGCACCGCACGCCGGTTTCGGCAACGTCGTTGACGCGAAAGACGTCTTTTTCGAGCTCGAGATTATGCCGCTGCAGGCGCGCTTGCTCGAGGTGAACGATTGGCTTGGCGCCGAGGCGATGAAATTCAAGCCGTTCGTTCCGAGCGCGAAGGCGTCGGCCGCCGGCGCGGCCGCCCAGGGCGCCGGCGCCTAAGCGCGCCGGCGCTCGAGCTCGAGCAGCATCAATTCGACGGCAACAGCAATCGGGCCGGTGAGTGATCGCCGGCCCGATTCCATTTCGCGAACAGCCTGCCCGCCCTTGTCGCCCGAGAGGCGCAGCGCGGCCGCGAGCTCGTTGCACGACAGGCCGAGGGCCTTGCGGGCCGCGTGAAGGCCCGCGCCGTCGACGATCATGCCGCCCTCGCTTTGCGAAAGAGCTCGCCGGCGTGAACGCCGAGCGCCTCAAAGACGAGCTCGACGTCGCGTTGCGTCGCTTCCTCGAGCAGCCAAGCGACGACGCTGCTGCCGGTGAAGGATTGAGCCGACGTGATAGGCGCGACGCGCGGCGGCGGCGCGGCCTTCAGGGCCTCGAGCTCGGCGGGCTCGAGCTCGGCGGCAATGACGAGCGGCGCCGGCGACGTCAGCCGCTCGAGCTCGGCCGCGTGCTCGGCCTCGAGCTTATTCAGGAACGGGATTAGGCCGGCTTTCGTCGCCGGCAGCTCGATCGGCTCGGCCGTGCCGCCGAGCTCGCGGGCGCGGCGCTTCGCGTCGGCCGAGGCGGTGCCATATTCGCGCGGCTCGCTCGAGCCCGCCGGCGGCGTGATCTGATAGGCGTTGAACGTCGACATTTTCGGTTTACTCCCCTTTGCGGTGCGCCGGCGGCGCTACGGTTGATGAAACTGGAATGAGGGCGACAAAGCCCTCGAGCACCTGAATTTGATAGGTCACGCCGTCGGCCTCGAGGTGCGCGGCGTCGAGCACGCGAACGAACGTCGGCAACTCGCGGCCGAGCTCGGCGAAGATTCGGCCGAGGTGCCAAGCGGCGAAGCGCGTGCTCGTTTCGACGAACGGGCAACGGTCGCCGGCATTGGCGAGGAAACCGCGAATCGCTTCGGTTGTGCGAACGTCGTGCATTGTCAGGCAATGCGCTCGAAACGAAAGCCGGCGGCATGATGGTCGCTCGGGTTGGCCGTCGTCAGATAGCGTTCGTTCCAATCGGCGGCGCCGGCGAGGGCAATGTCGACGGGGCCTTTGATTTTCTTCGCGTGGCGGCCGGCGGCATTTTTCGCGGCCGAGTCGGTTCGGAATCTCGCGATCGTCACCTCGGGCGAGCTCGCAATCGCGCCGTTTTCGTCACCGGCGTAAGCGTGGAATTCAAACTGCTGCATGGTCGTTCCCTTCAAGCGGCGGCGAGCAGGCGCGCGTCATAGCGGGCCGGAAAGCGATTGCCGTCGTGCTCGAGAATGTAGAACGCGCGGCGGCTATCGGGGTCGGTAACGTGCTCGGCGACGCGCAGGGCAACGCCCTCGAGGCCGTTCGAGTCGACGCGCACCTCGGCGCCGACGGGGAAGGCGTGGCGATAAAGGTCTTGCGGGTCGCCGAGAAACCCGTCGGGCGAGTAAATCGGGCGGATTGACGGCTGCCAGTCCCGCGCGGCGCACGGCCAAACGCGGCCGTTATAGCTGACGTTGCCGACGACGGCGCCCGAGCAGTCGAAAATCTCGCACGACGGCGTTTCGCTGCCGCCGAGGCCGAGGTGCTCGATTGTCGCACGATAGGCGCGCGAAACCGCTTCGCAGGTTGTGAACGGGAAGGTGCGGCCGCCAATGCGCACCGAATGAAAGGCGCTCGTCGGCGTCGTCGCGAGTGTCGTCGTCATGTTGCATTCTCCCTTGCGAGGTGCGCCGTCGGCGCGTTCGATTTGTTCGGCCTAACGGAAACCCGTTAGGCGTGCAAGCGATTTTGTTAGGCGGCCTGCGCGGCGATCGGCAACGCCGTTGCGCAAAAGGCGCACTCGGCCGACACTCGGCCGACAATCCATTGCGAGCGGTGGCAGGCGGGGCAGTCGGGCGCGTCGCCGACGTGATAAACGGGAACGTAGCCGCGAGCGTGAGGGTTGTGCGCGGC